GGCCGATCCGCATCCGAGTCAAAGCCGCGCCCCGGCTGCAACCGGTAGGACTCGTTGCCCACGAAGTCTTGGCTCAGGTACGCCCAGGTGCCAGGTCCCATCACGCCGAAGGTGGGCATCTCAGCGCCGTACTTGTTGGCACCGATGATGTACTGCATCACGTTCTTGCGCGTCGGGATCGGCGAGCCGGTCGCGTTGTAGAGCGTGGATTTCCACCAGGTGTTGGCAGCGCGGTTGATATTGCCGTAGGTCGTCAAGTTAGTGCTGTCGTCCACGGCGCCGGGAAAGCCGATGATCTGCTGGTTGTTCGTGAAGTTGTTGAACAACGCCTGACCAAACGCATCGCAGGCGGAGTTCCCGGCGTCGTTCATGCGTGCTTCGATCAGGGGAACGACGGCATGATCAAGTTGTAGCGCACCTTCCATGCCGAGAAACATGATCGGCGTGATCAGCGCCTTCAGGTTGAACTCGGCCAGGTACGCGCCCTGCTGCTGCGCGGGCTCGCCGAAGGTGCCAGAGTAGTCCGTCCACTGGCTGTTCACGAAAGGCGTGCCCTGCACCGGCACCGACACGCTCGATACGCCACCCGATGCGGTCTGCGCATTCGCCAGCAGCGCTGCAAAGGTCGGCGAGGTGTTGTAGATCTGCACGACCATCTTGGGCACGAAGCCGCGTCGTGTAACAAAGGCAAGTTCCTGTCCCATCGGGGTCTGAGTCGGGACAATACCAGTACCAAAAACTGCCATAAATCAACCTCTTACGGTTATTTGACTATCCATGTAGTTTTGGTACAATGAGTCGTCCAATTTCAGGTAACTATGGAGAATCACGTGCCAAGTGGAGTCTACAGAAGAAACACTGGAATCATCGGCGGGCCGCCAGTTACGAAGAACTGCCGGAACTGCGGAAAGGAGTTTCAGGTCAAGGCATCGCAGGTTGATCGCGTGCACAACTGCTCGAAGGCGTGCGGCTACGCGACCAAGACGAACAATGTGCTGGTTGAGAAACCATGCATCGTTTGCGGGACCAAATTCAGATCCCAGGGATATCGCCGAGTCAGTTGCTGTTCTATCGCCTGCTCCGTAAAACTCAGAGGACGGAAGAGAACGAAAACGATCGATGGTTGGTGGACTGACCGAAAGAGCGGGTACATCAGAAGGTCTAAAAACGGTAGAGTCCAACTTCAGCATCGGCATGTGATGGAGGAGCAATTGGGACGCAAGCTCAAGGACTTTGAGAACGTGCACCACAAGAATGGCGTTAAGACCGACAATCGCCCTGAGAATCTTGAGGTGTGGATTACCAAACAACCGAAGGGTCAGCGTCCAGAAGATCTCATCGAATGGGCTACAGCGATTCTCGATCACTACGGGTACGACGCAGTTAAGCGCGACGCCTCCCCCTAAGTTCATCAATCGCCTCGTGCGCGGCTTTGCGCGCAGCCTTGGTGGGATCTTTCCACCAGTCGTTCTTGCCGTCCGGTAACTCGAAGTGCCCGCCGGCAGCGGCCTCAGGCGTCGCCGCCGCGGCCTGCTGCGTGAGCCGCACGAACTCCATCGCGGTCTCCCAGTTGCCGATGCCGCGATCAATGATCGCCTTCTCAACGTCCGCTGGATCGAGCCCAGCGTCGCGCGCCTGCTGGTGCTTCTTGGCGCGATTGTCTTCTGCCGACTGCTGGATCATCTTGGCTTCCAGCTCCGCGATGCGCTTTTTCTGCTCTTCGGTCTGCGCGTTGACCTGATCCTCGACCTCGAGTTCCGGGAAGCGCACGCTCTTATCAGCTTCCATCAGCAGGCGCTTGGCCTTCTTGGAAGTCTCAGGGTTGGAGTAGAGCTTGTGCGCTGCGCGCGCGAGATTGAGTTTCTGCTCGTCTGGAAGTTCCTCGAAGCTGGCCATGTTGGCTTACTCCACTCCCTTGTTCGGCATCTTGCGCATGGTGGCGCCAGGCGGCTTGACCGAGAACTCGTTGCGATTGAGCCCGCGCACCTTGGCGCTGGACAGCCCGCCCAGTTCAGCGAAGCGCGGGGGATTTCGGATGTTGCCCTTCTCTTTGCTGTTGTCCGTCGGCTGGCGGATCGAGAGCGAGTCGGAAGGGGCGAGCGGCTTGTTCACGGACATGTGGGTCTCCTACTGAATTCCTGGTTGCGGTCCAGCGCCCGGAGGTTTGGCCCCAATGCCGGGGGGCGGCGCGCCCGGACCTGCGGCGCCTTGCATGACCTGCATGATCTCAGCAGGCATCAAAGCCTTGGAGTCTTCTTCCTTTTTGCCGAAGGTCTTGGTTAGTTTGACGACCGCCTCCAGACACGCCTGTCCTTCCTTGCTGCTCGGGTCCAACTCGGTAGCAGCAATAGTTAGGGCGTGAATGGCGATCTGCACCTTGATTTTGCCCTGCGCTTGACTGCCGCCGGGCTTCTGCGGCGTCATCATCGGCGAGCCGCCTGGGCCTCCCGATGGGGCGGAGCCTGCCGGAGGCGCACCTGGGGCTGCGCCCGCTGGCGCTCCCGGTGAGGCTCCTGGTGCTAGTGGCATGGCAGGATAGCCTGTCGTGGCTACACGATGATTGTCAAATTTACTAGGGTAGGCACGGGTCGCGGATGTGCGCCGCGCAGACGATGCATAATCTGGAGCTAATCCCCCGCGCTACCCCGCAACGGATCATATCAACAAAAAGCCCCGACGAGCGGGGCTTAGAAGGTTCAGCGAGTTTTCAATTGGTGAGCGGCGACTAGCGCCGGCTCTTTCGACCGCGGCGTCTTCGACGGGCCATAGGTGCTCTCCTTCTTGCCGACAGTTCCTCTATCGTCTCACTTCGACTTTTTCATCGGAGTGACTTTGCCGCCGGCGGCTTGGGCCTGCAATTCCTGCTGGCGCTCAGCGGCTTCTTGCGGTTCGATCTTAGTCTTCAATCGCTGCTTCAACAAGTCTTTCATCGGCACCGGCAACATCTCGATCAGTGTCGAGCGATCGATTGCCTTCGCCTTGAAGAGCGAGAACGCCAGTTGCGCGATGTCCTGCACGAAGATCGGCGAGTTGGAATGCGCGTCCACCTTGACGATGAAGTCATCGGTGAACTGCGCGGCTAGGAACTCCGCGCCGTCGTCGGCGCGATAGGTCTTCTTCGAGTACTTCTTCATGATCTGAAGGTACGTCGTGGCCAGATCCTCCAACGCGTCTTCCACCACCATCGCTCGTCGCTTGGTGCGCGATGAACCAACGCGCAGCAACTGTGAGGCGTGACCTTCAGAGCGCACGCCCTCCTCGCCCTTGCCGGCGAGGATGTTGTTCACGCCCAGGTAATCCTCGAAACGCTCGTCGATGTAGTTGAGCACAGCGAACAGATCCTGCGGCATGTCGCGTTTGACCGACTCAAGTTTCGCTGTGCCAGGATCGCCCATCACCAGGCCGTTTGGCGTTTCAAGCGTGTCGGCGATTTCATCCGCCGCACCGCTGAGCCCTGCGCCCCACTTGGAGGGCGAGGCTTCCATGTTGAGCATGTGCTGGATCTGCTTCCAGCGCTCGTTACGCATCGACTGCAGCGGAATCAGCCGCTCCACCGCTGCGATACCCCAAAAATAATCGTGCAGCGGGAACGGGCAGATTTGAGTGAGCGGAATGTCGTTCTCTAGGAACATCTTCTCAATCGGCCGGTCGTAGACGATCACCCACGGATGCGCAAGCGTGAACACTCGATAGTCGGTCAGCTCATCGTCGTACACGTACAGCTCGTACATGCGCGCCATGCGCTGCAGCAGCTTGGGCGTGTAGCGGATCAGCGGATCGAGGTTGAGTTTGACTTCGCCGGTGACTTCCGGATTGACCGCCGCGACGATGATCTGATCCACTGGTCCGGTGCTGTCATCCGATGGCGCCTCATCGTTGAAGGAGGCTTCGGCCAAAATGCTCTCGATGTCCTTGTGATTCGCAACGGTCAGGTCGTGGATCAACTGCGACTCAGGGATCGAGTAGCAGTGCACGAATGCCTCTTGTCGGGTGAGCCCGATCACATCTTCGCGGTAGACCCCGATGTTGTGCGGCTCGACGATGAACGGCTCGATGCGGTCCACGTTCCAGCGGGATTTAACGAACATCGATCCATACACGAATGCCCAGTCGAGCGCGTTGCCGAATAGCACATCGGTGTTTGAGGCGTGCCAAGTGTCGTTCACTGCTTCATTGAGTGCCGGGACCTTGTTGATCTCCATGTCTGAGACCGACTTGCCCAGCTCGACCGAGAAGCGCGTGGTGTCCTGCGAGTACATGAAAGCGGACACCATGTCGATGTAGGGGAAGATCTTGTTGATGACGTTCGCCGGATCAACGGTGCCGTCGTGTCCGTGCAGGTAGTAGTTTTTAAGCGTGCGGTAGTAAGCCTTGCGTTCCTCCTGTGAAGCCAGGCACTTCATGACGATCTCGTACACGAAGTCCTGCCGCTCGGCCGGCTTGTCGGGGATCTTCACTCGCGATACGTCCCGACGATCTTAGGTACCGGCTGTGGCA